TTCTCTGACTTAGCGCCAAGCTGTTGCCCTACAGTCATCTGAAGGGGCACTCAAAATCACAGTATTCACTGCCGGCCTGGTCGCACTGGCCAGTGGCAGAGTCCATGCCGCAATTGTTCATGGCCTCTTCTTCTGGGTCAATCGGACCATCATCAATGTCATCAGGTATGTGGTCAGTCATCATATGTCTCAGTTAATCCACATCTTGGGCAAATCAGCGGGTTGTGGTATGCCTTCACAGCCTTCTGTGGGGCCACGGCCTGGTGCACAAGGGATGACATGCCTGAATAGCTCATGACTTTCTGCGCATCCTTGCCATGTACTGCCCACAGGTGAAGTGGTCGCCTGTGTTCTCATATAGAAAATGGGCCAAATCCACAGGGCTGCCAGCAATATACTGGGCCATGAAGCGCCGTTCATTGCCCTCATTGTCATGCAGGATCTTGTGCAGGTCATCACTCATGGGCACGCTTTCATGGTCACCTGATCTGCCACCTTGGCGCGATGGTGCACGCAGTAGGTGGTGCTGTATTATCCTGGGGAATCTTGCGCCAGTCAGGCAGCAGCCCAGCTCATGAATGAATGTGCTGTGTGCTGCATCAGTCAGGCGCTTTGGGGCCTTTGGGCTGGGGCCATGTTCGCCCATCAAATAGGCCACGCTATATGCCCTTGCACTTCATGCCCACATAGCCGGCGCGGTCCATCCATGATTCCGCGTACACAGCAAGGTCTTCAGCGCTTTGCATATCTAATGGCCCACAGGCCTCACCCGCTTTCTTTATGGCCTTTCTGGCACCAGCCACTGCCATCTTGCCCCACATATCCTTGACCTGATTGTCAACAGTCTTGGTGCGCTTTTCTTTCTTGGTGCTCATGCTCTTTTCCCTTCAGTTGGAAAGATAACGATATTGGTTTGATTTTCTTCAAGCTCTTCAAATGTGGCTGGTGGCCCGCTCAAGGCAGTCTTTTTGCCCCCCACCTTTTTGATGCCGTGCATGATCGTGGTGTGGTCACGCCCCCCAAAGATGTGCCCCAGCTCTGGATATGACAGCTCTGGGCACTGCTCTGACACATAACGGTACGCGTACTGGCGCCAGCGTGCCAGCGGCTGCCCACGGCGGTTGCCTGTGATTTCGGCCACATCAAGGCCATGCTGCTCACAGAAGGCCACCAGAGCTGCCCTGCCACGCTGTTGCATCATGCAAACAGTGAAACAATGTCATCAGCGGTCAGGCGGTCTGGGTACGCATCCTTGAGCCTGAATAGGTCTTCAAGGGTTGGGCTGCTGCTCTTCCCTTCCAGCTCACAGTCAGAGACAAACTGCTGTGACCTATTCATGGCAGCTGCGCACTCAACTTGGGTGATGCCCAGTTGCTGGCGTATTTTTTTCAGTGGTTTCAATGTAGCCTCCTTCAGTTCAAAAGCACCATGCCACTGTTGACGCGGTACTGTCAACAGGGTATATTGATTTTGTTGAATTTTTCAACGCACTGACTGAAGGAGATAAAAAATGGCTTCAGCCATACAAACGTCATACGATTTTAACCAAGCATTGCAGCTGCGCTATGATCGCTCAATTCCAGTGGCATCAAAAGCTCTGGCAGATCAAGCCTACCCAAAAGGCCAATACCTGACAGAAACTGAAATCATGAAATTCTCAAATTGGGCCCGGCGCATTGTAGCATGCAAGCAAGATTCCTGCCTTGCCAAAGAGGGTTTTGAATCTCATTTCAATATCACCTTTGAATACTCAAACTGTGGGCCATCAATCTTTCTGATGGCTGACAGCATTGAGGCCGCATCTATCAAAGGCACTCAATTCTCAAAGACCTGGGATGAAGAGCCCAGCCTGGCTCATGCCTGGGAAAAGTGCCGCGCCTTCATTCTATCACTTTAGGAGAAAGCCACCATGGCTGCCAAGAAAACCGCCACCAAAAAGACCACCGCCAAAAAGACTGCCACCAAGGCCACTGTGCCGGAACGTGTGCAGGGCACCAAGATCACAAAGCCCCATGACCCTACCCTGAATATTCATGAGCGCTTGCACCTGGTGTGCCAGGCCATCACTTATGTTGAGCGCACCCAGTCAGACGCTGGGGGCCTGGGCTTCTCATATGTGACCCATGATTCTGTCACCAAGCTGGTGAGACCTGAGCTGACAAAAGTGGGGGTGATCTGCTACCCACAAAATCAGACTTTTAATCAGTCCGGCAATTGCACCCAGGTTGAGCTCGATTTGCGTTTTGCCAGCATTGACACCCCTGCTGACTACATTGAGGTGCCTTGCCTGGGCTTTGGTGTGGATGACAGCGACAAGGGGCCAGGCATGGCTGTCAGCTATGCCATCAAGATGGGGCTGCTGAAGGCACTGGGTCTTGAGACTGGCGCAGATGAAGGCAGCAAGCCACCTGCCAAGAAGTCAGCACCAAAAGCCACAGCGCCGGCAGCGCCAGCCACAAAAGAGCTGGCCAAGAAAGATGCCAGCGATGCCCTGGAAGTCTTGAAAAAAGAGATGCAGAGCAACACCACTGAAGACCAGCTCTTGGCATGGGCCACCCAGGCCAAAAAGCGCATAGATGCGCTGCCAACCATATGGCGCAATGACTTCAACCAGTCATACGCTGAGTTCAAGCAATCACTTATCAACAAGGGAGTACAATGATGGACGCCACAGCAGGCATAGGCCACAACCAACCACCCGCAGCAACAGTCAAAGAGCAAGCTGATGAATGGGTTGAAAAACTTGACGCATTGCTGGGTGAGCCAGTCACCACGCTCAACCAGAATTCTATGCACAAGATCCTGGTGGATGCTGGCAAATTCAGGCAAGGCCTTGAGGCTTCCCACAAAGCAGAGAAGCAGCCTCACCTTGATGCCGGCCGGGATATAGATGACAAATTCAAGCCGTTAATTGCCAAGATCAATGACAAGGGCAAAAAGGTCAAAGCCCATGTCACTGCCTTCTTGAATGAACAGCAGCGCAAGGCAGATGAAGCCCAGCGCCTTGCTGAAGCTGAAGCCCTGCGCCTGGCTGAAGAGGCTGAAGCAGCAGCTGAAAGCCATGACCCAGTGCTTGATGATGATGATGACCTTGAGCAGACCACGGCAGTGGCTGTTGAGGCTTTGGCAGTAGCCAAGGCAGCTGTGGTGGAAACCAAGCAGGCTGGCCAGTTGCGTGGTGGCAGCAGCCGGGCCATGGGCCTGAAGACTGTACGCACCGCGGTCATCACTGACATTGACAAGCTATTTGAGCATTTCAAAGACCACCCTGATGTGGTCGCTGTCTTGCAGAAACTGGCCGACAAGCATGTCAAAGCCGCCAAAGGTGGCCCTATCAAAGCGCCAGGCATTAAAGCACAGGAAGTGAAAAAGCTATGAGTATCAACAAGGTTATCTTGATTGGAAAACTGGGCAGAGACCCCGAAATCAGAACCACTCAGAACGGGGTCAAGGTTGCCAATTTTTCTATCGCTACCAGCCAGAAGTGGAAAGACAAGCAGACCGGCGAGAAGCGGGAAAAGACTGAATGGCACCGCGTGGTCATATTCGGCGCCCTGGCTGGCGTGGTTGAGCAGTATGTGCGCAAGGGGTCCAAGGTCTATGTTGAGGGTCAGCTGCAAACCCGCAAGTGGGAAGATCAGAAAGGCAATGACAAGTACAGCACAGAGATTGTGCTGCAGGGCTTTAACGCAAAGCTGGATATGCTGGATAGTCGGCCGCGTGATGCCGGCACCAGCTCTGATGATTCTGGCTGGGATAGTGAGCCCCCCGCTGACATGGATGATGACATTCCATTCTAGCAAATAACACCAGGCAGGTGAAAGGCCTGCCACCATTTTTCATGATGGAGACTGACCATGGCTTTCAATCTTTTTGTTAAACGTGACAACCAGTGCAGGCTGCATGCCTTAGATGATGAAGGCAGAGAAGCCATTGCGAAACTCAAGCCCGGCCTTGAATATGAAGTAGTGCTCAAAAGGTCACGCAACGCTGGCCAGCACAGGCTTTTCTGGGCAGTCATGACCCTGGTGGCTGATGCACAAGAAGTCTACCCAAACAAAGAGGCACTGGCAGAGCATGTTAAGATTGCCGTGGGTCACGCTGACTACAGGGTCATTGTGGCCACTGAGGCCATGGCAGCTCAATCTGAAGGCCTGTTTGATGTGGGTCAATCCCTGACCTATTGCGTGGCTAAATCCATCAGCTACAAATCTATGCCACAGGCACAATTTGACCCCTTCTTTGCCAAGGCCATTGAGTACATCTGTGGCGTGATCATACCTGGCCTTGATAGCAGGGCGCTGTTGAATGAAGCCAATGAGATGCTGGGGTGATGGACATGCAAACTGACTTGTTTGACCAGAAGATTGGTCCAACCTTTGATGGTGAGACCTTTGACCCAGCCCTTGATCATGACCGCCTGACAAAGCAAATAGGCCGCGTCTATGACCTGATGATTGACGGAAAGTGGCGCACACTCCATCAAATCTCTGAAGCCACTGGTGACCCTGAATCATCTGTCTCTGCACGCTTGCGCGATCTGAGAAAAGACCGCTTTGGGGGATACCAGGTCAGCCGGCAGCGCAGTGAACCTTCAACCGGCACGTGGCTCTATATGCTCAAAAGAAGTGGGGCCCCATAACAGGGCCCCATAGTTTAGATCACAGAGCCGAATCTGTACGCCATCCAATGTCATTCTGGCACCTGTCAGGCCTGACAGGTAGGGTGATCCGCTCTTTTCAATTTTACTCTGGCACCAGTTCCCAGTCATCTGCCAGTAGATCGCTCTGGGAACACAGCCACGGCACCACTTTTCCGTCTGCTGTCTTCATATCCACGTGGGGCTTGACCATCAGATCATGAAGTATGCAGAGAAGCCGGCTAGAGCTGCCCCGATAAACTTTGACTTGACCTTGATGATGTCATCAGCCCAGTGACCCACCGGCCAATACCCCGCCACAATCATGGGGCCCACAAGGGCATATATGGGGTCACGGTACACGAAAGCCAGCCCAATGGCCGGCAGGCAGTACCTGATGAAGTTAGCAGCCAGCCAGCGGTGCCAGCCCATTGTCACGTTGCCAAACGTAGTGGGCCAAATCATCAGGACCACTGACAAGATGGGTGATATGCGCCTAATGTCCTGCTGTGGGCCCCTCAGTGTGAAATTGTGACCAGCGGACCACATAAAGGCAAACAGGGCTATGGCAGCGCATGTGCGGACCACATCACCACCCACAACCTGGAAGGATAGAAAGCCAGCCAGCGCCAGAGACAGGGCAAGCCATACAGCTCTGCCAAAGGTCACGCCCTTGAATTGCTCTTCAGTGTCATTGCGCAGCGCAAAGAGAATGGCTGCCCCAAGCAGCCCAGCAAAAATAGATGGTGTCATTGTGTTACTCCATTGATCTGGTTGACCTGATCAGCCATGAGCTGCCAGGCATCCAAGATAGTTCTGATGCTGTTGCGCAGAATGGCGTTCTGCGCAACTACAGCGTTTTCATACGCATCACGCTGCTGCCAGTCCAGCGTGCCATAGCATGACAGCTTGTAGTTACAATGCGCGGGGTCACCAGTGCCTTCAATGATGGTGTCACCATCTGGGGCAATGATGCTGGAATCATCGCACAGCTGCTGGCTCAACCTCGCTGTCTGTGGGCTGTGCTGCTGCACCTGGGGGTCTACTATCGGCACCGGCCGCGGTATCAACACCACTGGTGGGCCTGGCAATACGGGCACAGGCCGGGTCAACGGCATTATATCTGCACAGCCTTGCAAGCCTATCATTGCGCATAAGATCACCGGCAGCCACCGGATTGATTGAATTGTCATAGAGCAGCCTTTCAGTCTGGGCCAGGGCAGCAATGCCATCATTGAATGTGCGGGTATTGGCCTCTGCCATAAAGTCAGCCAGCTGGTTGCTGGCATCCTTCAATATCGCATCTGCCTGGTCTTTGAATGTGATAGTGGCCTGCAAGCCAGCAACCTGGCCACGCAGCTCACCTATTGTCAGCATGTCCTGCCGGCCTTGCCAATCTTTAAAGCCTAGCAATGCTATGAGCAGGGCTATGGCAAAGGCACTGCCTACGACAAGGTAGCCCATGCCTGGCATTTATAGATCAAGCTGTATGTGGGGCCCATCATTGAAGTCTTTGCCCGGGTGCCTGGCGTTATATTCCAGCATGCGGTCTCTGAGGTCTTCCCAGGTGCCCACTTCAAGGTCATTCAATCGCTTATCCCAGACACCACCCCAGATGATGGGCACAGCCAGATCAATGGCTACTGTGCGCACCGCGGTGATGACTTTGAATATTGGGGGCCATTCCCAGCGCAGCTTTTTGCCAATGTACGGCACAAGGTCTGCTGCGTGCCCATAGGTATCTTCCTGGGGCAAGTGCATTGAATTGAGTGTCTTTGACACCCCATCAGTCACATATCTTTTTTGCGTGGCAAGATCCCGCAGGCCATCATGCACAGAGAAGTCAACATCTGTGATTTTTATGACACCCTTGACCAAGCGCACCATTTTTGGGTGTACGCCATCAAGTTCTGCAAGTGAATTGGGGCCCAATTTGAAAGCCATAGTCAGTCTCCATGGGTTGCTTCAGTTGCTGCCTTATATCACAGCCCTGTGGATTCAATCAATTCTTGTGGGCCACATTTTCCACACTTGCAGGATTCTTTGATTGCCGTGTGCAGCTCACCTATTGCAATCACATTTGTCTTTGCCGCCACCCTCTGGTGCGCCATCTTTTCACGCGCTTGGCGCTTCATATGCTCCATCTTGCGGTGCTCTTCATCATCTTCAAGGCGGTCTTTTGACCTGCGCTCTGTGATCTTGGCTTGCTGCTGTGCCAGCATTGCTAGGCTCCGTTTTTCGGGTTGCCGCGGTTTAAAAATTTCACTTCCATTATCAGCTTTGTGATGGCCTCAGTGAGAGACACCCGCCCATCAGCCACACCGGCTGCCAGCTCTGTGGCTTGTCCAAAAGCCTCTTTGATGTCTGCTCGCCACTTCTCTCTCTCATCTTCCCAGCGACCATAGACACCGCCATCATCACGTGGGTCAGATGGGTCACCATACAATTCCTTCTGGTGCTTACTGGTCAGGAATTGGAGGCCCCACCAGATGATATATGATTGAGCACAGACCACCAAAATCAGCACTAGACCTGCTGGCCCGAATACAGCCTCAATCCACTGCGCAATTCTCAGCCAAGCGTCTGGCTCAACCTGCTTTTCCATATCAGTATGCCTTTCTGGTCATACTGTGATCTATAAACCGGCTGCCAGGGCTTTTTGACACCCCAGCAGCCGCCCCCCTCAAGCGCAAAGGCCGGCCTTATGGTGGCAGCGCAGGGGAAATCTGGGGTTGCCGGTTTTCCGGTCTTTCCCCCGTTAAGCCATCAATTGTGTCATCACCGGCCTCAGTGAGAATATGTGCCAGCCCAATGATACTGCCGGCACCCATCTTGGATAGTTGGCGCAGCTCACCCAGTCTTGATATGCCATCAGGGCTGGTGAGTATGTTGGCCATTTTCTTTGCGTATTTACCCTCTTGCATGTCAGCCCAGAATGAAGCCACACGGCTTGGTGACTTCCACACTTCAATGCTTTCAAGCGCAATGGGGCCAAGGCCTGTGGCCTTCTGGCGCAGCTCTTTCTGACCCTGCTGGAAAAAGGCAGTCCATGAATTGCCCTTCATGGCCCGGCCAGTGGCATAGAGTATGTCCATGACTTCACGCATGGCCTCTGCACCGCCCGGCACATCTTTCAGCATCTCCTGCACAATCGCCTGCTTTTTGGCGCTGCCGAAGATCATTTTGCGATATGCCCCGCCAATGTTGGGCACTGTGCCCACTGATGATTCTGGCATTGTTTCAAAAAGGTCTTGCAGGTGCGATCTGACCACCTGATTCCATTCATCAGTTTTATCAGCTTTCTTGAAGGCTTCACGTGCAATCTTGACATCATGAGCTGATGACCCTGGGCCAAAAAGCACACGGCCGGCCTTAGTCACCTTTTCGTGATCAAGCCTGGCCACCTGACCTGTCAGGCCCTTCTCAATCTCAGACGCACCCTTCATGCCGTGCTCATAGATTGAGCGTGCATATTTGTACTCAGGAAAAGCAGCGTCTGCCACTGACATCAAGGTCTTCTTGGCGTCTTCCAGAATAAACACCCTGTTGGTGTCGCCAGCCTGCTTGGCTGCTGCAATCTCGCCATCAATGTACTTTTTGGTGACATCCACCACTGGCATGGAATTGTCAGCCATCTCTTTGATGCCGGGCCCAAAGTCTTTGTCTCTTCTGGCCCGCTTTATCAGGCCTTTCATAAGTGGGTCTTGAAAGACCCGCTCTGCCAGCACAAACTCACCATTGAGCTTGCCGGCTGTCTGGGGCTCAATCACATTCCTGGTCTGCAGCACTCTCTCATAGTATGGGGCAGCCTGGGCCTGTAGCGTATCCCTGGCCTTGCCTACAGCTGCTCTGGCACCCTGCACACCCTGCTCTGCCATCACACGTGTGCCAGATTCAGTGGGTGCTATCTGCTCAAATAGATCAAAGACCGCGCCTTCAATGTCTCCATTGCGCAGCTTATAGAAGTCTTCAAATACCTCATCAGCGTGCGTGGTGTTATGCAGTAGCATCTGCTCACGTAGCAGGCCTCTGTGGTTTGTGGCCTCACCTGGGGTGAGTCTGATACCCCTTCGCTGTGCCGCTTCAGTCAAGCTGCTGCGCACGTCATAGGGTGAGTCTGTCCCGATCATCCGGCCAACGCGCTTGGCAACCACATCACCCACCACCTGGCTGACACCCTCCTGGGCACCAGCGCCGGCAATACGCAAGGCACGCTCCTGGCCATCCATATCTTCACCAGTGAGCAGCTTTGACAGCCCCTGCCTGAAGCCTTCCCCCATCGCACCAGCACCACCAACCCTGGCTGGGCTGCGTGTGAATATTGAGGCAGCTGTGCCGGCAATAGGTGCCAGCCAGTCACCAGCATCTTTGACAGCCGCGCCAGCAGTCTCACCAGCTCGTTTGATGTCCATTGAGGCCTCTGGCCTCACATAGAAGGCCTTGCCCTCTTCATCTATCGTATACAGCTTGCCATCAGAATAGCCGAAGCGTTCCATGGCCTGGTCAGTTGGCATGCTGGGGTATAGCTCTTGCGCCATGTACTTGACGCGGCCGGCCTCTGTGGATGGCAGAGATGAAACAAATGACTGCCATGGGTTCAATGGCTTGCGACCACCCACACCCATTGGCAGCTTTGGTGCAGTGGCAGATGGTGGCCCAATCGTCTGGCCACCAAAGATGTCACCCGGCTGAATAGCATTTTGAGCTGGCAGGGATGCTGCCGGCGCAAATAGTTCATCAATGCCTATGACTTGCTGCTGCTGTTGTGGGTTGAGCGGTGAAGCCACTAGAAGCCACCCAGACCATACATCATCTTGACCTTTTCAAGCGCCTGCACCTTTGCCTGCGCTGGGTCTACGCCCTGCTGTGTCAGCACCTGCAGATATGTGTTTGCCTCATTGGTGATCAGCGCTGGCACCTGGTCAAGCGGTATGCCTTCCCAGTCCATGCCATTCAATTCAGCAAAGCGCAGACGCGCCATGGCACTCTCTGTCAGCTTTCTAAATTCATCAGACTTGTTGGCATATTCAAGTGGGCCATCTGTAGTCTTGGGCATGGTGGGCTCAAAGCGCTTGCTTTCAGTCTCTGTGACCGCTGCGCCAGAAAGATCAGACAGAAATTCGTTATACATTTTCGACGTGGTTTGACGCCAACGCACAAAGTCACCATAGGCCACTTTTTCTTGCTCTGTCACATCACCAAGCCAGCCGCCTGCCTTATCTTTCAGGCCAGTCATCCACTGCTCTGCACGCCCGCCATACGTCGAAAAGTTTTCCGCATAGTATGACTGGGCCTGGTTGAGCTGTGACCATCTATCCCTCATGGTCATCTGGCCGCCCTGGATGTCATTTTGTGTCTTCTTGGTGTTGCCGGCAGAACCTACGCCAGCACCCATGCGCATGATGGTTTTCCCAGTTTCTGGGTCTTGTTCAAAATACATCTCCTGGGGCTGCATGATTGTGGCCAGGCCATTGGTCTGGCTTTCGTCCCGGCTAAACACCGCGCCACCTGTGGCCAAGAATTGCTTGCGCCAGTCTTCAGTGCCCAATATCCGGTCTTTTGCGCTGGTAGTCAGAGAATCCCATGGCAGCATTGTGTTTGCCATAGCAACCTCAGATGCGCTGCCCTTTGGCACAGCTCTGAAAGCTGGGCCTGAGATGTCACCCTTAAATTCTGGGTCAAGCAGCTGTGGGTTCACATAGCGCACCAGGTCTGCTGGGTCTGTCATCTGCTTGGCAAGCATGGCAGCGCCGGCCTGTGGGCCCAGCGCAGTCATCATGTCTGTGTTTTGCATCTTGGCTGCCTTGGCCTCAGTCTGCCCCTTTAGGTTAGCCAGGCTGTCAATCATGGGCTTGCCAGTGAAAGGATTCACTTGGTCCATATGCACAGGGCCAGGCTCACCACCAGGGCCCGCTGGGTCAGTCACCAATGCCGCTGCCTTGGCAGCATCAATCTGTGGGTATTCATTTGCAGCCAGGCGCTTGTATGCTTCCAGCTGGTCAAGCTGTGCCTGCTGACCCTGCATCATCATATTCTGCTGCAGACCACCAAGCATGCCGCCCATGCCACGTGATAGGCGCTCACCCCTGCTGCCGGGCTGCAATAGACCCATGCCAGCCATGATCATTGGCATTGCTGCCTTCATCATGCCTGGGCTTTGGAAAAATCCGGTCATGACAACAGCCCCGCCAAACCACCAAGGCCGGCCAATGCCCAACCAGGTGGGCCACTAAACCCCAATAGGCTGGCCATGCCAGCACCACCCATGCCGCCGCCCAGCGCACCGATAAGGCCACCACCACCCCCGCCACCAGTCTGGGTGGCTGTCTGGCCAGCGAAGAATGGCGCAGCCCCTGTGGCAGCGCTCTGGCGTACCTGCAGGGCATTAAATGGGTCCATGATGCGGGCCTGGTCATGCGCATACTGCTGGCTGCCCACCTGATCAAGCAGGCCAAGGTTTTGCAGGTTAATGCCACGTGACTGCACAGCAGCATCACCAGCAGCTGCTGCCCCAGCCATATTGAGGCCTGATGTGGTCAGAGCTGATGCCTGATCAGCGGTCAGCCCCTGCATTGTCAGCCCTGCATTTGTCAGCCTGGCTGTCATGTCATTCTGGCCATTCTGCATGTTGGCCTGCTGCTGCATCTGCGATTGCATCAGATTGCGCTGCTGCTGCATGGCAGCTGTGGTGCTGTCTGCTTGTAGCGACCTGGCAGCATCCTGGCTGATCAGGTTTGCTGATGTCTTGAACATATTGTCATAGGCAGAGCCCATGGCAGCGCCACGTGCCCGGCCAATATCGCCAGCAGCGATGCCTTCAGCCACAGCATGCCTGCCACCACCGTATGCGCCGGCAGCAGATGCATCAGCATCAACCTGGCTCTGGTATCGGTCACCATAGGCATCAAAGTCTGCCTTCAGCGGGTTCATCACCTGATCTTGATATGGGTTGGCATAGTCGTTGAAATTGAAATCTGTGAACATTCGGGCGTTGACGGTTGGCGCGTCCGCTATTTGCGCGGCCATGATTGGGTCAATGCCACCCAGCTGGGTTGCCAGCATCTGCTTCACGTCACCAGAGATGGCTGGGGAATCCATGCCCGCAACGTCATTGAAGACACCAGCCCCCAGCTGATCTGGGGTCAATCCACCCAGATCACGCACGCCAGTCATCATGTCAAGCTGGTCTTGATTGAAGTCGGGCACAAATGATGTGGGTGGCGTAAATCCAGACCCATCTGCCATGGTTGGCGCAGCTGGTGCCATGGGTGTGCCATCTGGGTTGAATTGGGGCATGCTCATGCCGCTAAATGGGCCACCACCCATGCCGAAATCACCGCCACCGCCATACATCATGGCACCGTATGGGTTTGCACCGCCACCAGCCGGCTGCCCTGGTATCATGCCAGATGTCAGCATGTTGGCAGAGCCGATGTTGTTTGACATCGCCTGATTAAGCCATGGGGGCAGCTCTGTGCGTGATGTGGTTGTGGTTTTGCTTGGTGCAGAGCCCATCTTAAAATTCCTTGTAAATCACAAAGCGATCTATGGCAAAGCCGCGGTCAGTGTATTGCTTTGTATGCTTCTTTGCACCCATACGGCCCTGACCAGTCACAAAGTCCACCTTGATATTCTTGGCCCACGGTTCAATCTCTTCATCATATAGTTTTAGCAGCTCTTTGGCATCCCCACCAAGCAGCATCAAGTCAAGGCCTGTGCGCAGCGGGTGATCAATGATGGCCGTGACCCAGAAGCACTTTTTGCCTGGCCAGAATTGAAGCCTGCCCTGCATCACCATGTTGAGCAGATCACGCTCTGATAGACAGTCACGCAGGTACGGCATGGCCTTGGCAATCACCGGCCGCAGGCGCAGCCAATGGTCTTGCAATAGCTTCACAGGATCTTGCGGGCCTTTTTCGGGTGCCGTTTCTGTGCCAGTCATCAGAATTGGTTTCCTGTGTCTTGGATTAGAAAGCGAGGGTTTCCAATGCGTCCGCCCTGGGGTGACCCATTGCCGACAAAGCGCAAACGTGCCTCCCTACCCTGCACAGGCGCAAAGCTGTTGTCATACTCTGTGCTGGCGTTGAGCAATATCTGCCCTGATTCTTCCATGGGTGAATTTATATTATATTCAAAGCCTTCAATATAAAGCTGCCAGGTGCCCTGCTGCTCTTTTGATGACCACGTCAGGCCCTGCAGCTCCATCAGGTTGTTACCATCGCCTATGTCAAAATTCTTGGACGTGGCAAACCAATCAAGCGCACCCCCAGCAGCATCAGCCCCACTCTCATGCAGGAAAACCTGCCCAGAGCCATCAGTCATGATGGGGAAGCCAAAAACGCCAGCGTCTATGGCAGCCGTTCTGATGCGCTGGGCTTTGGTCCATTTGCCGGTTTTATAGTTATAGATGACAGCCCTAGACACCTGGTTGGTGCCATCTCTCCTGTCAGCGTACCAGAACCATATTTCATTGTATGAGCTGTTTGACATGGCCTGGATGGCATCATTCTGAGCTGGTGCCAGATTGTCAAAGAAGTCATTGCGCACACTGCAAATGATGGGCACTGGCTCACCACCTGCATACACATAAAACTGCTTGTTGGCGCCAACCCAGTACAGCCGGCCATCAGAGACCACGGCCGCATTGGCGCCGATCACGCCACAGGCCTTGCCACGCTCCCTGAAGTTATAGACGACGGTGGGGTTTGGCACGAACGTGGACACCCACAAGCCCACGTCTGTCAAATAATAATTTTCACCCTTGCCAGCCAAAGCCCGGCGAATCTCAGAGCCTGTGCCCAGGACAAAATACCCAGCCTTGTTGGCCGCGGTGATTGTCCACTGCTGATGATTTTCTTGATCTGACCAGCTCACCCGCAATGGGTCAAACTCACCAGAAGCAGAGTCTGGCGTGCCATAGGCCACCAGTATGCGCTGCTCTGTCATGAAGCACCCAGTGACCTGCGCAGGCGCATTGGGCAGCAGGTGTGCGTGCCTCATTGGGCGCATGACCACATCATCAATGGTGCCGGCAGCTGCTGAATTGCCGACCACAGCAAGCAATTGCGTGCCGCCTGCGCCACTCCATACAACCTCTTTGAACCATCCAGCAGCTGTGACTGAAGAGCCCAGCTGCACGCCATTGACCTCAATGTCAAAAGACCCAGCCGTGACAGTGGCAAAATTCAGTTCAACATAGTACCAGGCACCAGCTGACAGGGCTTGGTTTTGCTCAAGGTCATTGGCACCGCCACCTGTCTTGGTGGCCACACCTGACCCAATTGCCCAGTTTCCGCCTTTTGTCCAGTCACTGTCAGCATCAAAGGTGCCATTGGTCACTGTGGTTGCCTGGCCAGCATCATCAATGTATGGGGCCAGCTCATAGATAGGGCCACCGCGCCAAGCCATGAATTGGTTTTGCCCGCCGTTGTCGATTGTCCCCACTGTCATGCGTGGTGACTGGGTGGATGCGCGGCCGTATAGCCTAGCACCGAAGGCACCAGTGCCATACCCAGAGCCGCCCAGGCCGAATATGCCGGCACCTGGCACCTGTATGAAGTATTCATAGTGCACAGTGCCACCAACGCCAGCGCCGGCTGATGTGGCCACTGTGTCTGCTTCAATCGTGTAGTTATCATCATCAGTGACAGTCACTTCAAAGTGGTCACTGGTAAATTCTGCCCCATTTATCTCTGAATCTTTGGGCAGGTTCATGAATTGACCATCAGTCAGCCCATGCGCCGTATGCGCGATTGAGACAGTGGCATCACCCAGCACTGTGGTGAATGGGTTTGACAGCTCACCACGTGAACCTATGGGCGTTGTGAAGTACAGGTCACCATCAGACATTGCCCAGCTGCTGTTGTGGTTGAGCAATGCCAGAAAAGCATATCTGTTGGCGTTTTCAACATACTGATGGAGAAACCTACAAATTCCCTTGAACAGATTTTCAACAGCTTTCTGCCAGCCACCAATCACTTCAAAAAGCGCTTCCTCACCCTGAGATGTGCGCCTGAATCTTATCCAGTTGACATCATCCCACGTGATGACCAGATCACCGCGGCCGGCAGACACCGGCTTCTCATCTGGCGCTTCATCTCCATGGACGCCAGCCCGCTGTGTCAGTTTTATGAGTTTTGCGGGTTCCATGCTTTCCGCTTATTCCTTGTCAGGCCACGCAGCAAGTATCAGCGCAACCTCTGCCGCGGTCATCAACAGCTGGCCATCTTCACCCTTTGTGCTGACAAGATAGGCCAGCATCTTTTTGAAATTGCCGTTATTATCGTTTGGATTTATCACCGCCATACTGGGCGCCATGATGGTGTCAAAAACCCACTGCGCGTTGACATCATTGCGAATCCTGGCCCACCGCTTGGGTGTGATGGCCTGCGCCACAAGGGGCACAAAATCATCTGGTGGAATCTCTTTCTTGTTTTCCCATGGGTCTGCCGGCTTTGGTGGTGGTGGCGCTTTTGGATTGTCGCCCAATGTGCTGCCATCCCAGGTCTTGGTGCCATACCCCATGCTTGGCGTCCAAGTGTCATCTGGCGCCTCAACATAGCCGCCCTTGATGATACCCCCAGACCATTTGACGTTGCCCTTTCCATCGCTGGCTGGCTCCACATCTGTGCCATCAACAATGACCTGGCCTTGCTGTATCAGATACATTCTAAACCCCCGCCGAAGCGTAGCGCGTGGCGCTGCCTACTTCTCTCAAACTTATTTTTGCCACGTGATCGTTGGTGCTATCTTGCTCATATGTGAGAATCTGCCCCTTGTTCTCAATAGCATCATGCCCGCCATGCTGGGCAGCCACAGCCCTGGTGTAGATACTCCCCGCAAGCGTGACCAAATCAGCCGGGTGCTGCCCTAATTCCCCCGTAGGCCCCACTGGTGTCATATATCGCAAATCAAACCCCGGTTGTGGGCTTGTGCTGATGGTGACCCCATTAGTGAATAATGTGCCAGACAGCCCGGTATCATCCCCACCTTTGAAGAAGTCCTTTGAAAATCTCATTGGCCTATCACTTGTCGGTGCCATAATTACACCGCCAAAAAGGCCTGTGCCAATAAGCGCTTGTGAATTTAGCCCTGTAAATGTGGCTGTTATGATTGCCGGTGCGTTTGTTTTTCCCATCACTTTTGGCACGTCATCTGATGTGTCTATGCCATACGCGCCAGCGGCATTGTAGTCATACAAAAGTATGCCGCCATCTTTTGGGTCACGCCCAATAGTGGTGTTTGCGTTTATTGTGGCATTAGGCAGCAACCATTGATCTGCCCCTGAATTGGATACAGTCGGCGTGGTGCCAACAATCGTGAATCGCGACATATGGCCATAGTTATTGCTGCCACTCAGCACGCTGTTGTGCAGCACCCAGAACACTCCATCTGTGCCAGGGTCTTCAACGCAACAATCACCTTGCGACCTTGAAACGCTGGACTGGCTAAAGGTCACGCCTGTGTTGCGTGTTATGGCAGCGCTGGCACCTGCGCCCGCAATCGTACAGTAAGCAAATTCTGGATAGTAGGATGTGTCACCCACAGCTGAATTGTGCTGGTATATGAATTTTGTGGCATCACCGCGAAAAGGGGTCACGCTGTCATAAATCTGGCCAGCACTAGCTTTCATCACTGTTGATGCAGAAGCAAACGTCAGAGTGGTTGCCCCTGCCGTTCGGGTCAGAACAATGGCCCTGGTGTGGCTTGTTGTGGCCTCATAATAGACCAGCACAAAAATGGTGTTACTCAGCGCAAAAAGTCTTGGTGAAAGGCAGCTATTGGTTTCTGCATGCGTGACAGCCGTGCCAGATGAAGAGTGAGCACCAGCAAGGCCCATCACTTCCACACGGCACTCTAGCTTGACAGGTGTTGCAGCATCAAGCCGCATCGTGATGACGCCTGGCCCAATGGTCGCGTCTTCAAAATATGCGAAGTCATAGAATGTGCCGGTATTGCCAGGGTCAAACCAGGCGCCTGTGTCACCCTTCTGCATTGGCCACCAAGCCTCACCAGCTCCTGTCCACCACCATTCTGTGCCATCCCATTCAAGAAAACCCTTCGCACCAGGCAGCAGGCAGCAGACCAGATTGCGTGTGCCATCAGCATTGGCCGTGGCAGTCTCAATGCGGTATGGCGCTGATGTTATATCGACCTCAACATTCCAATAGTCACGAACTGTCAAGCCAGTGTCAGGTATGCGGTCACGCCCATATGCCATGTTCTGCTTCAGGACGGTAGGGGCACCACTATTGTTGAAATATGTGGCTGCCGTGATAGTTCCGGCGCCTGTCAGCGTGCGTGCAACCTCTTTGCCTGTTCTATAGGCCGGGTCACCACCACCGCCCGAAATCACATCTGATGTTGCCGACATGTCTAAGCGCTCCCGTATGCAACAGCATCCCAGCGGCTGTTGCCTTCATCCCAGGTCAATATGACCATGGCATAGTTTGTGTTGATCGTCATTGTGGCAGCGGCTGCCTGGTCTTGCAAAACAATGTTATTCCCACCGCCGTTGATTGTTGCTTCTTGGCCTGATGTATCCACGGCCCCGCTCTGATCAATCACAAAGAGCACTTCACCATCTTCAAGGTCAGCACCATCAATGCCGGCACCATCTGCTGGCAGCGTGACTGTCAGGCTGTGGGTGGTCAGCTTGTTGATTGTTCCGATGGCCAGGGTGCCTGTGGCGTCCACCTGAGTGGCCTTCAGCTTAACGCCCATCCATTCATCAGCTGCTGCATCCTGGGTGGCACCAGAGATGGCACCAAAGAAGACCACAGCCTGCTCAATAAAGCGCCGTGTGGTATCACTTGAGCTGTTGAGCACTGAGCCATCACCAGCCACGCTGGCCCCAGCAATGGCTGAATCTAGTTGACCCTTGGTGGCAGCATCGCTTGATGCCGTGCCGGCTGTCACACCCCGCACCTTGCCTGCCACTGTCAGCGCACCAGCGATGGTGGCAGCCGTGGCAATCGCATTGGGTGTGGTGTTTGTCCACTGACCCAGCGTTGCGTTGTAAGTCAGCAGGGCAATCTGGCCATTGGTCAGCGTGACACCACTGCCAGCAACAGTACCCAGGGTTATAGCCTGGCCAGTGGCATTGCGTACCAAGAATCTGTTTTCAATTGCAGGAATGACCACATTGCGTGCGCCAGACGGCGTGCCTATGAGATTCCAGCCGTGATTGAGCCAGTCACTGGCGTCATCCCCATCAGCTCTTGTGATGGTGTGGTCAGCAGCGCCAATGGTGATGTCTTCAAAGCCACCAATCCATTTGTCATATGAATTGATCATCTCATTAAGGCCATCATCACCGCCCCAGACATTCAGCTTGGCACCCACTTCTGGAAGCCTGACCTTGCCCCTGCTTGTGAAACTGTCACCCATAATTAAACGCCCGTTCCGTCTTCATAAAACCACCCAGTGCCTGTGACACCAGAGCTGGTGGCTGACCTGTTCTGGTCAGTCAGATATATCCTACTGCCCTGCCTATACTCGCCGGCATCAGGCAGGTCAGATGATGTGGTCACATAGCATGGGTCTGGCGCATCAAGCAGCTCACCAATGTATTCTTGGATTTTTGCTGTGAACCTGTAGACCCATGGGTCAAGCCCTGCTTCTGGTTCAATTTGATTTGTTTGCGGCATCAGAAAGCCTGCTGGTGAACGCGATTTGAACTGCCCAGGTCAATAGCCTTGCTGTTCAAGTCCATGCGCTGGGCCTTGGAAAATTCAAACATGGTGCCGGCTTCAGTGGTGTTGCGCAGGTGGTGTAGGTAGTAATACCCCTTTGCATATGACTTGATCATCTCATAAGCCTCAAGAAACCATGCATTTGTATAGCTGCCTGGGATGCTGGCAACGTCCGCCTGCAGCGATCTGTCAAGCACCTGAAAATCAGCGGCCTGCGCTGGGTCAGTCAAATGCAGCACACCCCACACCGTGGTTGGCGTGTATGCCTTGTTGGGCACCGGGTAGAACCTGATTTGCTGGCGATAGAAGCACCAGTCTGATGGTGACCCCTTGGTCAACGGGGTGATCTGCTGGCCTTCAATATAAGCAAAGGTGCGCTTGTCCACAGGCCACTCTGTGCTGCCATCAGTGACCTTGATGCTGTCAATTTGCGCCAGCCTGCCAATCTCTGCCTGGTCAGCTGCGCTATACCATTCCTTGTCAGCAGCCAAGGCAAGCGTGAAGGCACTCTCATTGAAGAGAAAGCGCTTGTCCTTGTAAAAATCAACGGCAGCGAGAATGGCCAGTTTCATGGCATTGGCATGGGTTGACCCAGACCTGCGCAATTCTGACTGCATCTCGGTGACCATCGCACCGAAATTGGCCACTGGCTAGTTCCCCTTGCCTTGAGCTGGGGGTGATGTGCGGCTGGTTGCCGGCGATGCATCACTCTTGGATGTGCTCACCTTGTTGCCACCTGGTGCTGGGTTGATCGTGGTGGATTTGCCACCGCTGGGGCCTTTGCTGCCACCGCGGTTCATCTCGCCATTGTGGTTCTTCATAGTCTTCCCTGCCTTTTTTTCAATCTGAAAAAGGGGCGGCACACAGAAGCATGCCACCCCTCACATCAGTCTACACCATGCCGGCTTAGTCGTCAGCAGGCATATACGCGATGACAGCCACTGCGCTGCCGGCCGTTGCGGCAGTGCCGGTCAGGTCAACAGTCACGTTGAATGTGGTGTCAACGCTCACTGTCATGGCCACTGCCTCATCAAGCGGCACGTGTGCGATGGTGCCCAATGCCAGATTGGTGGCATAAAGGTCATCATTAGCAAGCGTGCCAATGTCAGCAACATTGGTGGTGCCAGCATCAAATGCCTCATCGACATTGATACCAGACAGTGGCTTCAGGACGGTTGCGCCAGCTGGCACAGCTCCAATCTCAATGACCTCGCCATCGTTACCGAAGGCAAAAGGCACAGAGATATAGTGGACCATGCGCTGGTGATATTTCCTTGCATCGGCAGTCATATCATCCCTCCCTAGTGTGCTACAGCGTAGGTGCTTGCAACCACGACTGCAAAGTCAGTGCCGTCAAACACTAGCTTTTTCAGCCCTGAGATGCAGGCACAGGAAACGCCAAGCTGGTTGCCATAGTCAAACAGCTCTTCCGTCCACCGCATGGTGTCAGGTGCGTCTTCCGTTCCAAACGCGATTGCAGCTGCTTGAGCCCCGCAGAATGCGGCACGTCGAACAGTGGTGACAGCAGCCCCAGAAGAGCTGTTCACACCCTGTGTCACACGTGTGCTTTCATGCAAGATGACGCCATTGTAGACACCAAGGGCCCCAGAGAATATGGGGTTACTGTCTACTTTACCGCCTTGCATGGCAGCCTTTTGGATGTCCAGCCACTGGCCTGCTGATGTATTCGTGCGCAGGTCATAGACCTGGTACGGATGCAAAAACATGACGTAGTATTCATCACTGCCCATCTTGATGGGTCGGATGGCTGGGGTGAGTGTTTTGGCCCTTTCAACGCAGGCATCAATGACTGTCAGGTCAAACTCTTCACCAGCGCCCAGGTCTTCATCATTTGCAGATGCCCCTGAATCCGTGGTGATTTTGTGAGATGCCGTTGTGGCAATCACACCCTGATTCCCAGTAAACCGGGTATCAGACTGGACTGTGTATCCACAAATCTGGTTGAAGAAAGCGGTGTCAAAGCGGTCAGCGTTCCAATCACGCAGGCCATCTTTGGCTTCAGTTCGGACATCGAAGAGCACACGTTGCTCTGACATTTTGCCATCTGACCGCACCGCGTGGCGCAGTTGATCAACAAAGATGTCATCACTGTACGTGACAAGCGCTTCTTCATTGCCTTCTAGGGTGCCATCACCTTGCACGCCATCGCCGGTCAGTTGCATGCGAAGACCAACACGGATGCGGTCTCCCTTGCCTTTTTTGAGGTCTTCCCGGTACTGAATAAGGCTGTTGGTCGATTTCCCAATGAATTTGCCCACGTAGGCATCTTTGAGGGTTTCTACAACAAGGCGCTTGGCCCAAGCCTTATTTGAAAGCGTGTGGTTGACACCATATGCAATTGTGCTCATGGGTTTTCCCGTTGCTAGAGTGAAAAGGTTTGATGTGCGGCCGTGCGTGGCCAGACGAAACGCCCTAGAGAGGCTGGCGAAGCCTGCACCCTGTATCGTAGGGGCCCCGAAGCGCCAGTTAAGCTGGCGAGACTTCCTGCTGATGGGCGGGGTGACCGAAGCCACCCCACGCCATGGCAGGGGCTTTGAGCCATGATGGTGTTGCAATACGTCCGCCATGTCAAGTGCAATGGCTTTGCCAAAAAAGAAGGGCCCAAGTTTCCCTGGGCCCAACCCTTTGCAGCGGGACTGAAGGAGATGGCTTTCGCCAATCACCACCGCTGCGCAGTCTCTTTGATTTATCAGCTCAATCAATCGTGATCAAGCGTTGCCACCCATCAAGCGCTGCCAGGTGGCCTCACCACCATCACTTTGCAGGAATATGTTGAATTGCTCATCTGACAGGGAGACCAGTTTTTCCATTGTCATACCACCAGCACCAGCTGTGCCGGCCACATCAGACAGAGATACAGCGGCATCAACACCATCAGCCTTTGCCCCAGGCGCTTTGGCGGCAGCGGCTGCAGCGGCTGTGTCATCAGGTTTTGGGTCAGCCGCGGCCGGCGTGTAGCCCATGTCATTGGCTTTCTTGTGCAGGTAGGCAGATGGGTGCACCTGAAGCTGCGCAGCCTGCTGCACTTGTTCCCACTCGATACCTTGAACAGCCTGGCCCACCTGCTGGTCATTAAGGTGCGGATATAGCGTGCGCACGTTACCCTCAACCGATTTTCTGAAGTGAGCATGCGCCCCAGCGTATTCAGGGTTGGCCTTCACATAGTCATTGTGGAAGCCTTCATATACCTGGGTGGCAGCGGTGATTTTTTGTTGCTCTTCAGTCTGCTTGGCAGTGTCAGCTGCGCTCTGCTCAATCTTGCCAACAGACGCACGCAGCTGTGCGTTCTCCCAGGCCAGGTGTTCCACCGGGCTGGTTTGAAAGTCATGCGGGTTGGTTTCGGGTTCCGTCTCTGGCTCACCACCCTGGGGCTTGTCTTTGTTTTCAAGCGCTGCTGCTAGCCGTTCAAGCCGGCTGTTGCCGGTCTCCATCAGCTTGTCACGGTCTGTGATCTGATCTTGCAGGCGTTTGCGCTCTGCAATAGCAGCGCTGACAGGCATGACTGCCACGTCTTTGCCTGTCTTGGGGTCTTTAATCGTCATCTGCCCAGGCTCTGGGGCTACATCTGGCGCTGGCGCCGGGTCTGCAGAATCATCAGCTGGTGCCGGGTCAGGCTCTGCTGGCGCTGGCGCAGGCTCTGGCGCTGCTGGATTCGGGTCTACGTCATCATATGTGCGGTCACGCTGCTCTGCATGGCTTGGGTCCACCAGTTTGCCCTGCTCATCAGCATTGAGAATTGCCTGGTCAGCATCGCTGATTGCCGGCATATCGCTTGTTGTATCACTCATTGGTTGCCACCTTGAAATTGGGGGATGCCTGCCACAGACACCCCCTGGTTATTCAGTCTTTTACCGTCGTTCTATTCTACAGGCGCAGCCTTGTCAGCAGCAGCTGCTGGCTCTTGCCGGCGCGTTGACTTTGGCAGCAAGCCGCTGCTTTTCTTGTCAATCGTACCCATGCGGGCCTGTCCCGCAAAGATGAATGGCTGGTATAACTGCACATTGCGTACAGCCCGGCCAATGACTTGAGCAGAGCTGCCACCATCACGCGCTGCCATCTCAAGGCACATCATGCGATAGCGGGCGCCCATGGGGCCATCTGCTTCTTCAGCGTAAATCTTAGCAGCCAGCTCAATGTCTGCCTGGTGCTCAAGCGCTGCCTGGTCAACACCATCATCTTCTGGCTTTGGTGTTGGCTCTGGGTCAACTGTTTCTGGGTCAGGATCTTGAGTGGGCGCTGGGTCAGTTCTGTCTGCCGCTGCACCATCCATCATGCCCTGAATGTCATCAGATTCATCACTGCCATCAGGCTCACCGCCCTGGGCTTCTTCTGCTGCCGTGGCTTCAGCGTCTGCTGCTGCCGTGGCTTTCTTTTCTGCTGCAGCTTTCGCTGCCTTAGTCTGTGCCATGTCTGGCCTCCATTTTTTTCACGTGGAACACTAACCCACAGCTAAAGCCACCGGGCCTTGTGGGTCACTCATTGGCTCTATCTTCTCGCCAAATACAAACTGCACAGACCCACTCTTCAGCTGGGTCATGGTGCACTCAAATTCATTGGGCACTGTCTTCTCTTCAGGCACGCCCTTCTCAATCAGCAATGGGGCCAGCTTCTCAGCCCACCCACCAATCTGGCCCAGCTCAACGCCAGCCGCTGTGTACTCTTCCACCGTTATTGTGGCCACTTCCTCAGACATCAGAGCCCGGGTATCCCACCGGGTGGCATGGGTGGCATACCCATTGGCCCGGCCATTGCCATTGCTGGTGGTTCTGGTGGCCCCATCAATGAAGACATCAAGGGTGCTGCAGTGCTGGCAGCATTGGCCATCTTCAGCAGAGCATCTGCCTGTGATGTGGTGGCTGTTGCGCTTGCCTTGGCGCGATCAAGAGCAGCCTTTGATGTCTTGGCGATGACATCAGCTTCACTTTCCTTGGCAGCGCTTTCAATTTCACCAATCTGCGCTTCTGCCATTTGAACAGTCAGCTGCTGCATCTTCTGTGCCATAGCCTCTTGTGCTTGATCAGGCGGCACATTGAGTGCGCCGGCTATCTTCTCAGCCAGGGCACCAGGCAATGGGCTGTAGCGCACCAGCTCTGCCCAGACGTCACCTGGCAGCGGCGCTTGCTGCAGGAATGGCATCATGCGCACCAGCATGCCCCAGACCTGCTCTTTCTGGTTTGGTGAGCTGGGGCTGTCATCAACTATGATGTCATATTCAATCACGTTGGGGTCTTGCAGCAGCGGCATATACTTTGGCTTGCCGGCATCCCCTAAAATGCGTATCAGGCGACCATCAGAGATGTGCTTCTGTATCATATACAGGGCGCACTTTCCTTGGGTTTTTCGGAACAAACGCAGGCTGTCAAACAGTGTGGCCAAGATGGTGATGCCTGCTTTTTGGCGCTGGTGTTCTAGGCTGGCTGCCTGGTCACGGTCAGCCATGCCCAGCAGCTCAATGTTGACCCCTGTGACATCTCTGATGGAGCTGACAGCAAACTGTAGCAACTGATTGATACCAGTGGGCATCTGGTTGGGCTCACGCTCCTTGACCTTGTTGACGCCACCCTCACCCATCCAGGCGATATAGGCCGGATTGTTCCAGTTCTGCTCAACGTCACGCCAGTTCTCAAAGGCTTCTTTCTCAGCCATCAAGCCGCCATTATTACTATTGAGAATGTTCAGCGTCTGGCTCATCCATTTGTTTGCCCACATTTGTGGGTCACGCATGGCCCTGACCATGCCATACCATGTATTTTTGTTGCGGTTGCGCTTGGCTGTCATGCAATGATAGCTGAAGCTGTAAGGGCACGGCAGGCCACGCTCTTCAATGACCTGTGACCCCAGAAAGGCCCGCTTATATACCCGCTTCTTCTGGCGCAATGCGCCCTTCTTCAGTTGATCTGCCAGCAATGGTGAGACCTGCTGCAGCCGCTCAACCAGTTTCTTGTATTGGGCATCATCCCAGAAGGCTGTCTCACCTGTCTGAGGGTCTTTGATGCGCCAGAATGTCTCATGTTCCCACCACTGAATCTCAACGATGGTGACCACTGATTCTGCTGATCTGGTGACCTCATCTTGGCGCTGATCATTGAATAGGTATTTGATGGGCTTGTTGACGTGCAAGGTGTCACGCTGGTCACTGGCCCAGCCAGCATGCAAGATGGATGGGTCAGCATTGGGAAATAATGCCTCTGCATCAGATTGATACATCTCCCTGGCACGCCAGATGCGCCGGGCATCGCGCAAATTCCGCTTCTTGCTCATGTAATCCCAGCCCATCTCTAGCGGGTCCACACGTTCCTCAATGATGTCTAAATCTGGGTTTTGGTCCTGTGACAGCCTGGTCTCTGCCCAGCCCATGCCACAGATCACCGTATCTGTGAAAGCATCCGTTTCTTCATCTTCAGCTTCACAGTCATCACGGATGTACGCCAGGGCGCTGGTCAGCATCTCTGCCGGCCGCACGTCACCCAGCTCACGTGGGAACGCTGTTGTTTCCTGCCGGCTGTTGACCTCTGTGCCAACCACACTGTCAACAATGGGGCCAATCCGGTTGAATGTTATGACAGGGCGCAGCTGCTTCTCAAGCAGGCTCCTGTCTTCACTTGTCCACTGGTCGCCAGCATAGAAGTCATAGTCACGCTTGGCTTCTTCTCGCCACTCTGTGGTGTGTTCTTTGTCTGCCTTCACCCACCCTTGCAGGCGCATGAATTGCTCTGTCTGGGGTCTTGTTTCGTCATCCTTTGGCATGCCCGTGGCACGCGCTGCTGCATATGTTTGGTCAGACATGCTTTACCATTCAAGATTGGGGAATATGACAAACTGCTGTGGCAGCCGTGCCAAATAGCAGTTTTCTACGTGATACAGTCATGCTGACATCCAGCTGCCTTTGGGCCCACCTGTTCTGCTGTAGCGGTCACGTGGGGGTTGCTTCCTGGGGTCTAACTTTGCAAAGCGCAGGCTCATGATGCCCTGCCTTATGGCTGATAGCAAGTCATCCTTCTTTTTGACCACTATGCCATCTTTGCGGTGATAGAAGCGCTTTTCATCAAAAAACTCTGTGCAGTTGCTGAAAACCTTAAATCTGTTGCTTTCCATCCGTTCCAGCATATCCATGACACCAGCTTCAAAGCCATAGCCACCACTGACCATCTTGCCTGTTTTTGGGTCTCTCACATCTGGCCAGGTGGCGTGACCTGCCATCATGTTCAAGCCAGCATCTCTGAAGGCCACCGCGGTTGCCACGCCTGACTGCTTGTCATGCTGGTAGCCATCATGGGGCCATACCCAATTCATACCCTTGTCACCATCACGTGCGGGCCAGCCCCAGGGCTTCACCGCTGACACGTGCATTGGTATCAAGGTCTCACTGCGCTTGTAGGTATTAGTGACAATCACCTGATCTGTGTCTGGGTCATAGCCCAGCTTGGCAAAGCCGGCCGGGTGATTCCAGCCAAAGTCCATGCACCCCAGATAGCGGGTGGTATGGGGCAGCACATAGGGCTCAACCGTGATGACCTCATCAGCCACAGGAAAGACCATACCACTGCCCATGATAGGCAGGCCTCTGGCGCGTGCCTTCCGCTCATGAGCTGGGTATGACGCAATGATCATGACCTTTTGCTCTTCGGTGTAGTGGGCCACGTCCTGAATAGTCATGTTGATCACACAGCGGTACTTTTTGCCTTCATCCTCATCAACCAGGTATCTGTTGACCACCTGTGACATGCCCTTCAGCGGGGTGAATGTGACAAAGACAATGCCATTGGTGGCATTGGTACGGGTCAGCCCTTCACTGTAGACATCCATGGGTGGCTCTTCATCAAACCAGATATAATGCAGCGTATCACCCTGCCACTTGCTGGCGCCCTTCTCATATGACTTGAATTTGATGATGCTGGTGCCACCAGAGATGTGCCTGACCCTGATGGTGTCAACCAGCTCTGGCACATTGCGGGCCATGGTCACATTGCGAATCTTATCCTTTGGGATGGTGCCAGTGCCCCATTCATGGTTGTTGCCGCTGTCTTTGTCTTCATCACGGCCCATGAGTATGCGCTGTGGATTGTCGCGGGTACTTTCACCTGAGATGCCAGACACCCAGCCAACCGTGGGATATGCCCAGCGCCGGCCTTCATACCAGTCAGGATAGATGCCAGTGGCGTGCATGGCGACCTCTTGGCCACCAGAGAATGTCTTGCCCAGCTGGTTGCCGGCCATGAAGAGCCGTTCACGATACGTGGCCCCAGCGTTGTGAAATTTAATTTGTTTTGCGTAGGGTTCCAGTGCTCTGCCCGGGTGATACAGGTAATTCTGGTTTGTCCTCAACCAGTCTAGCCTCTCCCTCGATAGGCGCAGCTCTTCCAGTTTCAATTGCCTGTAGTCCTCCGCGTACTCGGTCAAGTTCTGCTTCGATGTCATCAATGCCCCTCACTTTCACATCTATGGCCAGGTTAAAGTCTTTTGGTATCAGCCGGATGATGCCGGCAAAGTATGCCGCCTGCTCATTCTTGCGCATGTAAGCAATGACACCCTTGCCATGCATTTTGAAGTCATCAGCAAGGGCATTGAGGAAATCTTCAGACAGCTTGTTCTTTGCACCCTTTGGCCTGCCGGCTGGATTCCCACTTTGTCCTGGTCTCCAAATTTGCTCGGGCTGTTGACGGTCTGCGCCCGTTTTTTCATCGTTTTCTGTATTATCAGAAGCCTGGCCCTTATTGGCAGGGGCTGTGCCCTGGGGGTTGGCCTTGGGTTTCCCCTTGGGTTTGGCTTTACTACGTGGGGGGCGCGGTTTTGCCTTGGCCTTTGTTTTGGCTTTGGTAGCTGCCTTGCGTCTGGGCTTGGGTGCACTGGGTTTTTTGTCCATGGTCTAGCGTATATCACAATGTGAGTGGCAACCTGCAATGAGCTGCCACAGGCCGGGGTGAGTTAATAGGGCAATTAAGTCTATGGCACCCAGGCCTGACCTGGTGGTGGCCTATCCATGGCCACCGCCCATTCTCATGGAAGCTATACACATCATCGTGCCTGAAATTCTTAGTTGCCACTGCAGTGTGGACAATCTGAATAGGTCTACGCTCATCCATCTCTGGTCTCCATCCATGGCTGTGGGGTTAGGTTTTTGGGCAAGTATAGTGGGTGCGATGGGTAGCCATCCTTGGTGATGCGCAGCGCCTGCCATGGGCCCCAGTCTTTGATCTTGGTCAATCTCTCAACAGCCTGGCGCTGGGTCTCTGGCCTGCCCTTTGGCACACCCCATGCAGCGAGTAAGATCCCGCCATTGTCTATGGCGTGCTGAATAGCTGCCTTGATGGTGGCGTCATTGTCTGGGCCCACTGGGTCATCAAAATCAACCAGCGTGTCTGGGTCTGTGCCTATCGCAGCAAACGCATTGACCTTGATGAAGTGGTCACAATCCCATGCTTTTGCGTAGGCAATTTCACGCCTGATGGTGGGGTCATTGGCCTGCTCATTGGCCACTGAGGGATTGTAGCCACAGGCCACCAACGGACGTGGGCCAAGCATGCTGATGGTGCGGTGCAGGCTGTATCTGTGCCGGCGATCTGCACTGAATACAGCAGGCGCCAGTAGATCAATCATGATGGCGGTCAATGTTGTGTTTCTGCACAGTGAAAGTCAGCGCCACCACTTCTGGGTTGTCTCCCCAGCGCTGCCCTGGCTTCTGGTGCAGGGCTTCCCATATGCGCCCGAAGCCCACAACATGGCGCTGCTTCCCGCCTATCCGCTCTGCCACGCATGCAGCCCCTTCAGCTTTGGCATCTTCTTCAGTGATGTTTTGCAAGGGCTCTGTCTTCACATCTGTGATGACCAGAGTGATGCGTGAATCCACGCGCTTCATGTGTATTGAAGGCTTCCATGGCCCGCCATAGTCACAGCGATTGTCAGCCACCCGGTAGACTGTCCAGGGGTTGTCTATGGTCTCAACGATTGGGGCCACGCTGGTCTTGGCCCAGGCCTCCCTCACATAGAGCCGGTCACCTGGCTTGCACAGGCGCAGGGGTGATGTGGCTAGGCGCCGGGTTTGTGTCTTGGTTTCATCAAATAACGCTTGGACCATTGGCCCTGAGAATATTATAGGTCTGTCAGTCACAGACTTTCTCCTATGTTTAGTTGTTTTTGCGGTGCCACTCTTCCATGGCATTGGCACAGTCTCTGGCTTCTGTGACCTTTTCAGGAAGGCTGCGCTTGCCCACCAGTGTCAGATTTTTGTAGGCCGCATCTGCGCTGATGATGTCACCAGCAGATATGGCAGCCCAAAGCCTCACAAGGTCTGGGGCTCTGGTGTCACGTGCCAGCAAGATGAACATGGGTTCATCAGGGGCTGCGTTGTCATAGCAATCAAAATCGCCGGGGTTGTTCTTTGTGCCCATTTTTGGGGTCTCCTTCAGTCTGGGTTGATCGTATCAGCTCATGGCGTGCTGGTCACCTAATTTTCTGTATTAGTGCGTGACCTGCTCTGACGGGTTTTTCTTGGCACCCTTGCCCTTTGGCACCACCGCGGTGACTGTCACGCTGGCATCTTCAGCAGCCTTGCCCAGTGGGGTCTCATCGTAGCCCAAGGCCCTCATATACGTGTCAAATAGGGCTTCTTGCTCCTGACGCTCACTTTCATCTAGCTTGCGAACCGCCACCACCTTGCGCATGGTCTTGGTGTCAAATCCGCTAGACTTGGCCTCTGCATACACTTCACGAATGTCAGCGGTCAGGTTTTTCTTTTCCTCTTCCAGCCGTTCTATGCGCTCGATGAAAGATTGCAGGCGCTCGGCAGCCGCGCCATCAGTTTGGTTGGGCATCATTGGTCTCCTGTTTGTGGAAATTGTCGCACCAACAAGTCATCTGGTATGGGTGCCTTTTTGGTCATCTGCTTCATGAAAAATGCCACCCCGTTTTCTGCACATTGTATGTGAATGTCACGCGCCCATGCAGCGCTCATCTCACGTGCATTGGGCCATGGGTTATCATACCAATCATCAGGCAGCATTGCCGGCACATTCTGTGGCCTCTTGGTGAGCAGCAGCCAGTCAAGGTGTGGCGTGACCATGATCATGTCAAACAGGTCTGCACGCCATTCTGGGTCAACCTTATTGTCAAACACATCAGCCAGAGATGCGCAGAAAACCCTGCGCCTGGTGCCGGCCTGTTCTGCCTGCTTGTTCCACTTCAGTGGCTTCTTCCAGTTGGCATCAGCGGTGCGTTTTCTGGGGTGGTTGCCCCACTTGACCTGGCCCCATCTCTTTGCCCAGTCTTCAGCATAGCAATTGTCACAGCCTGGGCTGACCTTGGTGCAGCCAGTCCATGGGTTTAATGTATCATCAGCCCATTCAATTTTTGTGGCTTCAGTCATCGCCTGATCACCCCACCAGTGGCCATGACTTTTTTGCCCTTCTCTGTGGGTTTGTCCCAGTAGGTGTTGTCACCCTTTCGGCGCGGGTGGGGAAAGGTCATCTTGCACAGATTACGGATGCGCAGAGAAAATGCAGTGTTTGCCATCCGGTTGTTGTGCTGGCCTGGCTTGTCAATGATGGCCTGCATATAGGCCCGCTGCTTCTCTGATATTTTATATTCAGGCATTCACTTCTTCCCTTTTCCATGTCGCCACCACCTTGCATGCTGGCGTTTTCAATTCTTGCTTTCCCATCTTGGCCATCACCACGCCCATCTGGCCCAGTTCTTCCATGGCCCTGTTTATGGCCGGGTGCGGCATCGGAAAACTGCAGCCCGGGTCATCTAGGGTGGCCACTATGGTGACTGTGAATCTGTCAGCCATCAGCCTTTTCCTTCTTCATGTTTTCCGCGGTGAAGTGGTCAATGGCCTTCACGATGTCGTGCGAGTGCACAATCAAGGTGGCCTCTGTGAAGGGGCAGTCACGCGCTTCTTTTCCGGTCATGCCTTCTGGGTCAATGATCTGGCAGTTGCCGGGCATGATGCGCTCTGAGATGAAGACAGGCATGCCACAGGTGCGCTGCAGTTCAAGGCACAAGGCTGTGTAGTCTTCTTCTGCCCTGGCACTCTCTTCAGCCTTAGTGCGTTTGACCGCTGTGGTGGCCTCAAGCGCTGCCTTGCCATTTAGTTCAAATATTCTAGCCATATGTGCCCTTGGCCTCCCAGTCTTTGACGCAAAAATCATCTTCACAGGTGAAGGGCCACCAGCCCTGCCAGTGGGTCAGCTTCACTTGTATTGGGGCATCAGGTGCCGGCATCGCTATGTGCTGGCCACCAGCGACTGGCGCAGGCGCCCTGGCACGGCACTGGCGATACAGCAGGCCCCGCTCATCCACAGCCTTGTCATCAGTTGAAAACCAGCAGCGACAATTTGAGCAGGTCTGCTCACGTGTCGCCTTTGTTTTCGGCACCAGTTTGATTGGGTCACTCACTCCCCGCCCTCCCGTATTGCGGCAGCGCATTGCCGAATTATTTTATTGACCAGTGGCCCCTGTGCTTCAGCTAATAGCGCGTCAAGTTTCACTGCGGCTTTCTCAGTAGCGGCGCGGGTGGCCTCGGCTATGGCGGCGTTAAACTCAGTCAATGATGCAGCGGAGAGTCCAATTAAGAAAATGCAGTAGTTCAAATCTTCATGCGCTTGGCTGATTTCTTTAGGGGTCCAACCAATACCAATACCGGGATGGTGTGCTTCATGCCGACCACGCACCGCCTGGAAGTCCGGTCCGTTCAACGTACCTAGAATGTCGCCGTAAGGTGCAGGCTCTTGGGTGGCTGTATAGTGCGCGTGAATGGCGTCTAAGACACCGTTAGCCCCTTCGATCGCGTCGGGTGCCCAGCCGGTTTCATCGTCAGGGGTTTGGGTTGGGTCTTCAAAAACGCCCGCGAGCGTGATGGCAAGATTGTCTCCCTGCATCGCATCGGTTTCAATACCGCCTAAGTGTACTCGTAAATCGTCCATTTATTTACCCTCCAGTGCTGCGCTTCATTCCACGTCAGCTCATACCGTTCACGCATCCGGTTGATTGCGTGGGCCTTGGCGTTTTCTTTGTGCGATGCGTCAACCACTGGGTGCAACCTCGTACTGCACCCGCGTAAATTCATGCCCTGCCTGCTTCAGATGCCTGCCTATCTGGGGGTCAAATTGCTCCCTGACTTTATCAGCATGAAAATCTGAGGGGCAGACAATAACCGGGCCCAGCTTGTTGGTGCGCATGGTGGTCTTGGCAATCCATGCCTGGTATGCGGTTGGCCCAATCTCTCTTTTCAGCGCTGCCTTCCACGCATCTAGGGGCTCTTCTTTCTTTGGCATTTCACGCTTCAGAAAGTCTGGAATCTCCATATCATCATAGCGCTTTTCTGACAGCCAGGTGCTGCCATGGCAGAATGGAAAGTCAGGCTTTGTTTCACGCTTCTCAAATACGTCTTTGATATACATGCGCACCGCTGCAGTGAGCTGCTCTGCCGTGTGGCTTTTCTTGGCCCGCTTGAAATAGTTGAAGGCCTTGCCTTTCCCCTTTTTCATCTCACCTGGCAGCTGTGCCCACCAGGTCTCAAACTCTTTTGAGTAGACGTCTGGCGCAATGGATTCTTTCTTATCTGACTGTGACTGTGATTGTGCATCGCTTTGCTCTTCAAGCAGTGTGGCATTGCCATCAGCCGGGTCATGAGTTGGGCTATCTTTTCCCCATCGCTTTGCCGCACCTGATCTGCCGGCCGCTGCTCTTTTGCTGTGCGCTGCCTCAGTTTTTGCCAGCTCATGCTCTATGCGGTCTTGAATGTAGCGCCCATCATCTAGCCGGAAGTATGCGCCAAGCACCTTGGCCACATCTGGGTGCAGCGTGCCATCTGCTGTTGGCAGCCCTGTGACACTGCCTATGCTGCCGGCATCATCTGGAATGGGGCCATTTTCCCAGTAGTCAAGCATGATCTGCAAATATGCACCATGCTGCTGGGTGGTCAGTCTTTTGGTCTTTTTCTGGTAGTCTCCCACATAGAAGGGAAACCACGCCTTGTGGTCAGCCATTGTCTTTCTCCTTCAGTCTTTCCCAATGCGCCGAAGCTCACCATGGGTGTCAGCCCCAGCTTCCCAAACAAACCAGCACAGGTCAAGCATACCGCCCGAACCAAGCCACGCCTCATCACCATCTTTCAGCAATGATGGGCGCGTGCCGTATCTAAAAACGTAGTATCTGGCAAAGCGTGGGTCATCCCACAGCTCTGCGCACTCCATCCGTGACAGCGCTGACAGCTTACCCAGGAAAATCATTTTTCTGGGCCCCAATGATAGCGCATGAGCTGCCATCTGCTTAAACAGCTTAAATGGTGGGTTGGTGAATATGTTGGGCGCCATCAGCTGATACTCCATCAGCAGATCAATGCGTGATTGTGCCGGCTCATAGCCCCTGTCCACCAGGTCAGTGCTTTCAACCTTATAGCCCAGCTCAATCATCACCTTGCTCATGTGCCCCATGCCTGCGCACGGCTCCCATATAGGCCCATCAAACTGCTCAACAGCCAGCAGGTCTCTGGTCAGGTTGGCCGGGGTGGCATAGAAGCCATCCTTTTCTTTCGTCCCTTTCTCTGACTTAGCGCCAAGCTGTTGCCCTACAGTCATCTGAAGGGGCACTCAAAATCACAGTATTCACTGCCGGCCTGGTCGCACTGGCCAGTGGCAGAGTCCATGCCGCAATTGTTCATGGCCTC